TTTTGACGATTTTGATCCTAAAAAGAATTACTATAAAACATTATTCAAACCTGGATTTCCTGTTCAGGCTAGAGAGTTAACTGGACTGCAATCAACTCTTCAAAATCAAATTGAAAGATTTGGTGGACACCTTTTTAAAGAAGGAAGTTCTGTAACTGGTGGTGGAGTAAAATATAATAATGCCTTTCCTACGGTTAGAATCAATACTTCTTTTTCTGGTGTTTCAGTAAGTAGATATCTTAATAAAATTTTAAATAAAAATTTAAGGGGAGAAACATCGGGAGTAAAAGCACAAGTAAAAGCATATTTAAACAAAGCATCTTTACCTGGACAACCATATACTTTATTTGTAAATTATTTGGATTCATCTTCAGGAACAGATGAAGGGGCAACATTTATTCCTGGTGAAAATTTAATATTAGAAGGTCAAATATCAACTAAAAATGTTATAATTCAAAATGGAGAAGGTTGTGCAACAGTATCTACGGTAGATAATGCAATATCTATAGGATCTGGAGCAGTTTTAAGTGGTGGTGTATATTTTGTAAGAGGGTATTTTATTGATGTTCCAGAACAATCAATTATTCTAGAACCATTCTCTACAAGACCTTCTTATAAGATTGGATTAGAAGTCTTTGAGGAAATTATAAATTCTGATGTTGATAAGACTTTAGCTGATAATGCTTCTGGATTTAATAATTATAATGCGCCTGGTGCAGATAGATTAAAAATAAGAGTTTATTTAACTAAAAAATCTATTGATAATACAGGTGCTATTTCTAACTTCATTGAATTAATGGAGGTTAGGGAAGGAGTTATTGTTTCTTCTGAAAAGGATCTTCAATATAATGAATTAGCAAAAGAATTTGCAAGAAGAACTGCTGATGAATCTGGTGATTATTATGTTAATCCATTTACAATAACTCCTAAAAATACTTTAAATGATTTTAAAGGAAATAAAGGTATTTTTAGTGAAACTCAATTAACATATAATAATCAAACCCCAAGTGATGATTTAGGTACTTATAAGTTATCACCAGGAAAAGCATACGTTAAAGGTTATGAAGTAGAAACAGTTACACCTAGTTTTATTGATTTTAAAAAACCAAGAAGCACTAAACTTTTAGAAAATCAAAGTTTAAACTATGTAACTGGACCTACCTTTAGTTTAAATAGGGTAAGCGGATCTCCTAATTTAGGGATATCTACCACATACACATTAAGTTTAAGAGATCAAAGAATAGGAAGTTCTGGTATTGCAGCTGCAGGTAAAGAAATTGGAATCGCAAGAGTATATGATTTTGCATTAGAATCTGGATCTTATGATGCAGTAAATCCAAGTACAAATCAATGGGATATTGCATTATATGATGTTCAATCTTATACAGATATAACAGTCAATACTAATGTAACTCTTACAACTCCTACTCATATTAAAGGTAAGTCTAGTGGTGCTAAAGGATTTTTAAGATATGATGTGTCTGCTGGTACTGCTCTTACTGCATATAATGTACAGGGAAGATTTATTCCTGGCGAGCAATTTATATTTAATGGTATTGAAAGTGGAAATATAGCTAATACTATTACAAATTATTCTTCTAGTGATGCAAAATCTCTTTATGGTATTGTAGGAACTGCTTATACCTTTAATGCAGATGTTAAACAATCTGTTCTTTCTAATTTTGGGCAAGTTAATATTAGTGGTGCTAGTGGAGGAGTAAGTACAGTAACAAGTACAGATCCTGCAAAATTCTTTACAGGAATTACAACAGTTGGAAATATAGTATCTTATGGAAATACTGGAATAAATGAAGAAACTTTTAGTAGAATTACTAGTGTATCTCAAAGATCTTTAGTTATTACTGGTATGACAACCGTAACTGGTGTATGTGATGGTGCTTTACCAGGTAATCTTATAAATCCATCAAATTTTAAGATATTAACTTCTAATTTCCAATCTTCTTCTGATAATACTTTATATACAGAATTTCCAAAAGAACATATTTCTAGTGTTGACCTATCTGACTCTCATTTAAGTGTCAAAAAACAGTATGAAGTAAATATATCTTCTAATTCTACTGGATCTATTTCTTCAGGAGATGTTGATTTAACATTTTTACCTTATGATGAAGAATTATATACTTTAATAAGAAAGGATGGAACAACAGAAAATCTATCTGCAGATAAATTCGCATATGGTTCTGGAGGTGCTACAATATCTATTGGAGGTTTATCTTCTGGTAATGGTCCTGCAAAATTAATTGCTACTTTAAGAAAAATAAAAGTAGAATCTAAGATTAAAGATATAAAGAAAGTCAATACTTTAACAATTTCAAATTCAAAATATTCTCAATCAGGTATAGGTGCTACTACACTTAATGATGGACTTTCTTATTCTGCAGTTTATGGAACTAGAGTGCAAGATGAAGACATTTGTTTGAATGTTCCTGATGTTACTAAAATACATGGTATTTTTGAATCTAGAAATGCAGCTGCTCCATCTCTACCTACGATAACATTATCAAATATTAATGGACCTACTGCAAAAACTCAAGACTTATTGCAAGGTGAAGAATTTATTGGTACTAAATCTAATGCTATAGGTGTATATGTTTCTAGAGTTAATGATTCAAAAATTAATTATATTTCCTTAAATGAAAATGAGTTTGAATCTGGAGAAGTTATTACATTTAGAGATTCTAATATTTCAGGATTATTTTCTAGCAAAACTATAGGATCTAATAATATTGTAAAAAACTTTACTTTTGATAATGGTCAAAAAGATACAATTTATGATTATTCCAAATTACTAAGAAATTCTGATGTAAAAGAACCTTCTAAACAGTTAACGATTGTATTTGAATCTGCATACTTTGATTCTTCAGATATTGGAGATATTACTACAATAAACTCTTACGATGCATTTAAGTATTGCAGTCTTCCAAGAATTAATGAAACTTGTGTTTCTAATATTGTTGATATTAGACCTAGAGTATCTGATTTTTCTGGAACATCACATTCTCCTTTTGAATTTTTAGGTAGAAACTTTACTGCATCTGGAAATTCAGCAGCAAATATTCTAGCATCAGATCACTCTATAGTATTAGATTATTCTTTCTATCTACCAAGAATTGACAGAATATTTTTATCTAAACAAGGTAATTTCCAATTAGTGAATGGAATACCCTCAGAAACTCCAGAATTGCCAGTTAGAATTGATGATGCACTTGAAGTTGCAAAAGTAGTATTGCCAGCATATTTGTGTGATGTTAATGATGTTAGTATTACATTGACTGATCATAAGAGATATCAAATGAAAGATATCCACAAATTAGAAACAAGAATTAAGAATTTAGAATTTTATACTTCCCTTTCTGTTCTTGAAAGTGATACTGCAAATTTAGAAATTCGTGATGTTGATGGATTGAATAGATTTAAATCTGGTTTCTTTGTAGATGATTTTTCTACTACTGATACTCAAATTAAAAAGACTATTAATAAAAATAGTATTGATTTTAAAAATGGAGAATTAAGACCTGCTGCTTTCTGTACAGAACTTGATTTGCAAGTAGAAAATATAAGTAACGGAATTAGAAAAACAGGTAGAACTCTAACTCTTGATTATGACGAATCAGTTCTAATAAATCAACCATATGCTACTAGAACAGAAAATGTTACTCCATATTTGGTTAATTATTATTCAGGTGCTATTGAACTAAATCCTTGTTCTGATTGTTGGGTTGAACAAATTCAATTAGCAGCAAAAAGAGTAGAAGTAGAAAATTATACATCTACTTTAGTACAAACCAAAGATGGTGATTTCCATTGCGGTATGGATAACGTAATTTGGGATGCATGGAGTACCGTATGGACTGGACATGATGTAAATGAAACCTACGTAGATGAATGGGTAATTAACACTGAATTGAATAGAAGAGAAAAAAGAAGAACAACTACTACAACATCAACAAGAACAGGAACAAGAACTAGACAAGGAGTTTATAATCATATAAGAGAAGTTATTACTGATACCAGTCAAGGTAATGTAGTACTAGCAAAAGAAATTATTCCTTACATGAGATCTAGGAATGTTGAATTTAATGCAAAACGACTAAAACCAGGAACTCGTCTTTATGGTTTCTTTGATGGGGAAGATATGAACAAGTATGTCATCCCTAAACTTCTTGAAATTACAATGAAGTCTGGTGTATTTGCTGTAGGAGAAACAATTGTAGGTAAAACATTAGATGGAGTAGAATTGATTAGATTTAGATCAACTGTATCCAATCATAGATCTGGACCTATAGATGATCCAAATACTTTCTATTATAGAAATCCTTATAATAGATCTGAGAATATACCATCCCTTTATTCATCAACTAGTGAAATCTTAAATGTTGATACTGATGGACTTGCTGCTAAAGCTGTTGGAGATTATCATGGTTATGTTAGAGCTGGAATTCAATTAGTAGGTCAAACCTCTAATGCTCAAGCAGAAATCAATCAAGTAAGATTGGTAACTGATCAAATTGGTAGTGTCATAGGATCTTTCTATATTCCTACACCTAACGTAGCAGAAAATCCAAAATTTGAAACTGGTATGAAGATGTTTAGGTTGACCAGTAGTAATGTTAATAGTCAATTACCTGGCAATATTTTAACTGATGCATCACAGTCTTATGAAACTGCTGGTGTTTTGAGTAAGAATAGAGAAAATATATTATCTTGTAGAAATATAAATCATGAAAGACAAGTACAAACTGAAACTGAAGCTATCACTGGTGGTAATACTGTAACTGTAAATACGACAATAGTTGATATACAACCTTTACCAACACCAGAACCACCTCCAGTACCAATTCCACAACCAGTACCAGTACCAAATCCAGTACCAATACCAGTACCAAATCCAGTACCAGTACCAAATCCAGTACCTGTTTATACTCCAGAACCAGTCCAAGAACCAGAACCAATTCCAATACCAATATATATTCCACCAGAACCAGTACCAGTACCAAATCCAGAACCAGTACCAGTACCAGTACCAGAATCACCACCAGAAGCACCACCTCTTCCTCCAGAACCAGTTCCAGTACCAACAAGTGCTACTCAAGTCTATATGACTATCGATACTCATGATGTGGCTGGTGGAATAGATTACACTGATCAAAATGATGGAACACCATCAGTTGAGAATCAGGTAATTGCATATGTACAAGGTTTGTATAAGAATGAATTGGGTATTATTCCTGATCAACAAGGTGAAAATTGGTGGGTAGACCAAGCTATGGGTGTTATTGAATCTGGTGGATCGTTCCAAGATGGAATAGATAATATGGAACATTCATTCATGAATGACATAAATGTGAAAACTTTTGGTGCAACTGCTAATGATGGTGTAGCACTATTTGCTTCAACTGATATTACTGATGTTAATGAGGATGCTGCATATACTGGTGCTGAAGTTGCTGGTGACAATGCACTTGTTCAAACAGTAGATGGTTCAGGAACTATAATTACCAATACAGCAACTGATACTAGGTTTGATACTGGAAAGGCTACTGCAGGAGAATCTACTCAAGATGAAATGTGGGCAGCACAATTAACAACTGCTTATAAGGTTTTTGCACCTGCATCTCAGATAGAAGGTGACAAATTAGATACTCAAGTTCAAGGTTGGATTGATTACTTAAATTCAGGAGATCATGGTGGAATTGAAGCTGCTATGGCAACTGTTAAGAACCATACATGGAATACTGAAGCAGATAAGGATATGCAAGCAGCACCTGCATGTAATGCTGGTGAGACAGATCCATTAGCACAATCCTTCTTTGTAAATGAACCTAATGGAATATTTGTTACTAGAATAGAGGTATTCTTTAGTTCTAAAGATGATCATCTTCCTTGCGTTGTTCAACTTCGACCAATGCAACTTGGATTACCAACTAATCAAGTATATCCATATAGTGAAGTAACCTTGGAAGTTGGAGAAATTGTTACCTCAACAGATGCCTCTGTTCCAACAACAGTAATATTTGATGCACCTGTATACTTGGCTGGAGGACAATATCATTCTGTTGTTCTTCTATCTCAAAGTAATAATTACAGAGCATGGATTTCAAGAATGGGTGAAACTGATGTTCAAACTGTAAATGCTCCAGTTGATGAACAAATTGTTGTTTCACAACAACCTTTACTAGGATCTTTATTCAAATCACAGAATGGAGTAACTTGGAATGCAAGTCAATATGAAGATCTTAAATTTAAACTTTATAGAGCTAATTTCAAATCATTTACAGGAACTGTTAATTTCACCAATCCACCTTTGACAACAGTAAGTGATTTTGTTAAACCACTTCCAAAGGATTCTTTAGAAATATCTTCTAATAAAATTAGAGTTGGTTTGACCACTGTTTTGAATGATACTGCGTTAACTTTAGGTAATACAATTAAACAGCAAGGAACAAATGCTACTGGAAATTATGTTGGTTCTGCAGGAACTGCCACTGGAGCATTAACATTAACTAATGCTGGTATTGGATATACTCCTTCTAGTGGATCTACTACATTCAGTAATGTTTCTCTAACAACATTAACTGGTAGTGGTAGAGATGGAAAAGCAAATATAACCATCACTAATGGTGTTGCTGTTGCAGCAACAGTATCTCAAGGTGGATATGGTTATGTTGTTGGAGATGTATTAACAGCATCTACAGTGGGTGTTACTTCTCTTGGAACTAATCTAAGATTATCTGTAGCAGGTCTTTCTGGAACTAATGAATTAATTATTGATAATGTTCAAGGTATCTTTGAAACAGGTGCTGGAAAGTATCTTAAGTATGATAATAATGTAGGTGTTACTACTACATTAAATGGTAATTTTGGTGGTAATGTTTTATTAGAATCTACTCCAGTAGAAATTTCTGATGGTTTGCATATAAAAGTAAATCATTTAAATCATGGAATGTATTCTACTCAGAATTCTGTATCTGTTAATGGAGTTCAATCCGATATTCCTGCTACTGTATTAACAACAGAATATGATGCATCTGCGGTTGGGTCATTCTCTATTGAAGACGCAAGTGAATTTACTACCTTTGAAAATGTTGGAGTAGGAACAACAAATATTGGTTATGCAATGGTTGGAGACGAACTTATCTCCTACACAGGTGTTTCTGGTAACAGTCTTACTGGAATATCAACTAGAGGTGTTGATGGAACTATTCCACAACTTCATCCTATAAATTCTTCAGTTAGAAAATATCAATTATCGGGTGTTTCTCTAAGAAGAATTAATAAAGATCATAATTTAGCAGATGCAACAGTAACTGATCCTATAGGATTGGATTACTATAATATTAAGATAGATACGTCCGAGAATGGTTTAGATAGATCTTCTGGAGTATCTACTTATCCAGCACTTCACTTTAATGAATCGGGTTCTATTGGTGGTTCCTTTATCAAGTCTACTGAAAATATACCTTTTGAAATTGTTAGACCTATTGTTGAAAACATTACTCCCGTTGGAACTAATGTTAATGCTCAAATTAGAACTATTACTGGAAGTAGTGTTGGTGGATCAGAAACTCCATTTGCAGAAAAACCATTTGAGACCCTTAGTTTGACTAGCAATAATTATCTAGATTCCCCTAGAATGATTGCTTCTCGTATTAATGAAACAACTTCATTACCAAATATTGTAAATAATAGATCATTTACAATGAACTTAGAATTATTCACTGGAGAATTATCACTTTCTCCAATGGTTGATTTAGATAGAGTTGCCGTAATTCTTGCATCTAATAGGGTTAATAATCCTATTACAAATTATGTAACTGATAATAGAGTTTCTACTCTAATTGATGATCCTAATGCTTTTGTTTATGCTTCTGTTCCCGTTTCTTTAGAGAATCCAGCAACTGCGATTAAGATTTATATGACTGGACATATTAATCTCTTTAATGATATTAGAGCTTTCTATGCGATTAGCAATGATCTTAATGAAGAGTTTGTTTATAATCCATTCCCTGGACATACAAATCTCTTAGATAGTGGTCAAGTTATAAATCCAGCAAATAATAATGGACTACCTGACAAGTTGATTCCTAAAACAGATAAACTTGCATATATAAGTCGTGAAGTAGAATATAAAGATTATGAATATACCATTGATAATCTTCCTAATTTCAGATACTTTGCAATTAAACTTATAGGAACTTCTACAAATAAAGCTAATCCTCCAAGGGTTAAAGATTTGAGAGTAATCGCACTTGCATAGTATGGGATATATTGATGTAGAGGGTCATGTTAATCTAGTTCGAGATGAAGAATCTGGAGCTATATTAAATACTGATAATAGTCAATATAATCAGTACATGGCTCTTCGTAATTCTAAAGCAAAAAAAGATCAAAAAATTGATGCTATAGAATCTGACTTGGCACGTTTAAAAGATGATATTAATGAAATTAAAAGTTTACTAGGGAAGTTAGCAAATGGCTAAAAATACTATTACTTTTGATACTAGTTCAGGGGTTGCTTATGGAGTCAATCTTAACATAAATACTGGTGCTGATTTCAATAGTGAATACACTGTTGTCAACACTTCAGGAGCTGCTTTTGATTTTACTAGTTGGACAGGATCTTCACAATTAGCTAAAAGTGTTTCTATTGGATCATCATCACATGCAATAGAGACTTTTACAGTTGGATTTACTAGTGCTGCAGGAGGAGTATTTAAAATTTCTCTTGGCAAAAGTAGAACAAGAACTATACCAGAAGGAAGATATGTTTATGATGTTAACGTAAGTTCTGGTTCTACTACATATAGAATAGTATCAGGAGATGTGTTAGTTATACCTGGCATATCATCAGCAGCATAAATATCTAAAATAGTAGATGAGTAAATGGCGCAACCTTCCACTAGATCTGAGTTAATTGAATATACTAAAAGGAAACTTGGTGCTCCTGTATTAGAGATTAATGTTGCTGATGAGCAAATAGATGATCTTGTAGATGATGCTGTTCAGTATTTCCAAGAACGTCATTTTGATGGTGTTTATCAGGCATACATGAAGTATAAGATAACACAAGAAGATTGTGATAGAGGAAGAGCAAGAGGTTCAGATCAGGCGCAATTATCTAATGTGGGAATAACCACCTTAACTGTAGATCAAACTGTTGGTATAACCACTCAATTTAGTTTTGAAGAGAATAGTAATTATCTTCCTGTACCACCATCTATTATTGGAGTTACAAAGATATTTCATTTTGATGGAAGTAACACTATAACAAACAATATGTTTAGTGTTAAATATCAGTTATTTTTGAATGATGTTTACTATTGGGGATCTACAGAACTCCTTTCGTATGCAATGGTTAAGACATATCTAGAAGATATTAATTTTTTATTAACGACAGAAAAGCAAATTAGATTTAATAAAAGACAAGATAGATTGTATATTGATATTGATTGGTCGGCTGTTAATCCTGGAGATTATTTGATACTTGATTGTTTTCGTACATTAGATCCTAGTGATTATTCACGCGTATGGAATGATTCATTCTTAAAGAAATATTTGGTTGCTATTGTTAAAAAACAATGGGGACAAAATTTAATTAAATTTCAAGGAGTTAAACTTCCTGGTGGAGTAGAATTAAATGGTAGAGAAATATATGAAGATGGTGTAAAAGAACTAGAAGATATTGCAGAAATTATGTCCAATACTTATGAGCTTCCTCCATTAGATATGATAGGTTAAGATCATGGCATTAAATCCATATTTTTTGCAAGGATCTTCTAATGAGCAATCGTTAGTCCAAAGTCTAATAAACGAACAACTCAAAATGTATGGAGTTGAGGTTTATTATATTCCTAGAAGATATATTAGTAAAAAAACAGTAATAAAGGAAGTTATTGAATCTAAATTTGATAATGCTCTTCCTATAGAAGCATATGTAGATACCTATGATGGTTATGAAGGTCAAGGAACTCTTCTATCTAAATTTGGTGTTCAGTCTTTAAATGATCTTGGATTAATTATTTCTAGAGAAAGATTTGAAAGTTATATTACACCATTAATAAAGAATTTACCAAACATAGAACTTGCAACTAGACCAAAGGAGGGGGATTTAATATACTTCCCATTAGGTGATAGGTTATTTGAAATTAAATTTGTTGAGCATGAAAAACCATTTTATCAATTAAAGAAAACTTATGTTTATGAATTGCGTTGCGAACTATACAGATACGAGGATGAGGTTCTTGATACTGGAGTTGATACCATTGATGATAATGTACAAGAATTTGGATATATTGAAACTTTAACTTTAATAGGATCTGCTTCTACAGCAACTGCTACTGTTTTAGGTATAGGAACTACAGGAGGTGTACAACAAATTCATATTTCTAATAGAGGTCATGATTATACATCAGCACCAGTGGTTGCTATTTCATCAGCACCATCTGGTGGAGTAACTGTTGTTGGATTCTCAACATTAATTTCTTCAATCATAGATTGTGATGGAATGAAGTCTGGAAAAGTTCAAGGAGTTCAATTAACCAATCCAGGTTATGGATATACTTCTATACCATCCATAGTATTCAACGGTGGTGGAGGGGCAGGAGCAGCAGCTACAGTGGCAATAGGTGATGGGGTTATAGGTATTGTTACCTTAACCAATCAAGGATCTGGATACTCTACTGTACCAACAGTGACATTTGGTGGAGCACCTGGTGCAGGAGTAACTGCTACAGGTATTGCTCATCTTAATAGTGTTGGTATTGTTACTCAAATTGGAATAACCAATTCTGGATTGGGTTATACTGTAGCACCTACAGTTACCATATCTTCACCTTATATGGAAAATAGTGGAGATTATGTATTTAATGAAGAAGTGATAGGATCTATAAGTGGTGCGAAAGCTAGGGTTAAGTCTTGGAATTCTACTACTAATGCATTAGAAGTTTCTATTGCTACAGGTGAATTTACAAATGGGGAATTAGTTACTGGTCAAGAATCTGGAGCAAAACATCAATATAGAAAAGTTTCTGAGGAGTTTTCTAAGGATACTTTTGCAGAAAATAATGAAATTGAAACGGCTGCGGATGCTATAATTGACTTTTCTCAAACTAACCCATTCGGAATGCCCTAAATATTTTATCAGGTAGTGTACCGAGACTTTAAATGTTTGAATATTTTTATCACGAAATTATGCGAAGGACCATCATTGGGTTTGGTTCTTTGTTTAATGACATCACAATTAAACATACGAATGATTCTGATTCGACTGTAAGTAACCTTAAGGTTCCTTTAGCTTATGGTCCAGTTCAGAAATTTTTAGCTAGATTAGAACAACAACCCAATCTAAGTAAGTCTATTCAAATCACATTACCAAGAATGTCATTTGAAATGACTGGTTTGAATTATGATTCAAGTAGAAAATCTACCACTACTCAAACATTTTTAAGTCCAGTCGTATCAGATAAAAAGAAGGTAGCAAAGACATATTTACCAGTTCCTTATAATTTGGAATTTGAAGTTAATATTCTTACAAAATTAAATGACGATATGCTTCAGATAGTGGAGCAAATAGTTCCATATTTTCAACCTGCGTATACAATGACAGTTGATTTGGTAAGCACTATTGGAGAGAAAAGAGATATTCCTGTCGTACTTACTTCCATTACAACTACTGATGATTATGAAGGTGATTTTTCTAGTAGAAGAGCATTAATTTATACTTTACGATTTACTGCTAAGACGTATATGTTTGGTCCTGTTCAGACAGATACTACCAAGGATATTATCAAGAAGGTTACTGTTGGATATGTTGCTGGTGGAAAAACTCCTGCACCTTCTAGAGAAATGTCTTATAGTGTTGTTCCAAGAGCAACTAAAGCATATGGAGATACTATCACTACAAGTCTAGCAGAAGATGTTGATGCTACCGAAACAGAAATTGAAGTAGGAAGTGCTTCTGCTATTGCTGCTAAATCATACATTTATATCGACACTGAAGAAATGTATGTAGAGTCTAAAGTTGGTAATAAATTAACAGTAACCAGGGGTTCGGATAATACTACAGCAGCTTCTCATGTATTAGGAGCAGATGTTAAAGTGATAGGTGATAGTGATGATGCAGCTATTGAATTTGGTGATGATTTTGGATTTGATGGTATGGTATAATTATGACACAAAAATTTGATAAATTAGATAAAACTTTTAATGTTACTCCAGAAGTGGAAGTAATGAAAGAAGATGCTGTTGTTAAAAAAGAAAAACCAGATAGATTAACTAAAGATGATATAACAAGAGATTATGAGTATACTCGTGGCAATCTTTATAGTATAATAGAGAAAGGTCAAGAGGCTATTGATGGTATTCTTGAACTTGCACAAGACAGTGAAATGCCAAGGGCATATGAGGTTGCAGGACAGTTGATTAAGAGTGTTTCTGATGCAACTGATAAGTTGATGGATCTTCAGAAAAAACTTAAAGATGTAGAAGAGGAATCTTCAAGAAGACCAACTAATGTAACTAATGCATTATTTGTTGGATCTACTGCTGAACTTTCTAAACTCATAAAGAAAAATAGTGAGGAGAAATGACAGAAGATCTAAATGAGTTTTTTTCCTCTATAGGAAAGGCTAAAAAAGAAAAAGAGGATGAACTTAAGTCTATTATAGGAGACGTAAGTGTAGATTCTATTTTTTCCGAAGCTTCAAAGGAAGTAGTAAAAGATAAGAAGAAAAAGGAAGAAAATGAAATAGAAAAAAAGAAAAAATTACAAAAGGAAAAAAGACAAACAAAAGCACTTGAGGAATGGTTATATTCTGAAACAAAAGTAGAAGAAAAGAAAGATGATTATAAGGAGTTAGAAAAGGAAATATCAAGTAAGAAAAAACCTTCTAAACCAGCAGTAAAAGAAATAAAAGAGGAAGATGATAGTGTAGATAAAGCACTTAAGGCATTAGAGAAAGTTAAAACAAAGGAAGAAGTAAGAGAGAATATAAATGATCCAGAGATTGTAAAAATTAGAAGTGAATTAGAATACCTTAAAAACCTTGTTAATGCACAAGGTGGTGGAGGTGAAGTAAGGTTTGAATTTTTAGATGATGTTAATAGAAATTCTGTAAAGACTGATGGATATCTAATTGCATATGATAGTACAACTGGAAAGTTTATTGGAACTACTACTGCTCCTGCTGCTGAACCAGTAGGTGCTGCTGGAACATGGGCAGTTGGAAGTGCTGGAATTCATACAACTAAAAATGTTGGTGTAGGAACCATAGCAAGAGCAGATACAGCTTTATACATTCAAGGTGATATTTTCACGACAGGTAATATCTCTGCTGCTGGAACTGTAACTTATAATGATGTAGAAAATATAGATTCTCTTGGTATTATTACTGGTAGGAGTGATCTTTATATTGGAGGTAATGCTAGAGTCGTCGGTGTTATAACTGCTACTACTTTTAGTGGTGCTTTAAGTGGTAATGCTGATACTGCGACTTCTGCAACTACCGCAACTTCTGCGACTACTGCTGGATATGCAACTACTTCTGGGATCTCGACAACTTCTCAAGGACTTACTGGTATTCCAAATATAAGTGTTACTGGTATTGCTGCTACATCCGCAGTATTTACTGGTGTTGTAACTGCTGCTAGTTATGTTGGTGATGGATCAGCATTAACTGGTGTTGGAGGTGGGAAGTTTACATCAAATGCTACAGGTATTAATACATCTTCTAATGTTGGAATAGGAACTACAACAGCATCTAGTGCGTTAACAGTTTCAGGTGATGCTTCTATTAGTGGTATTATTACTGGTAGTAGTGATCTTTTTATTGCAGGTAATGCTAGAGTCGTCGGAGTGATGACTGTTGGTTCAGCATCTGTAACGATTGATGGTGACGCAGAACAGGTTAGTGTTGGTATTGTTACTATTAGTAATTCTCAAATTATAATTGGGGATAATGTAAGTATAGATTCTTCTGCTTCTGGTATTAACTCTGCACCTAATGTTTTATATGTGGCAAAGGATGGTAACGATGATAATAACGGAACTTCAATTGATAACGCAAAATTAACCATTGCAAGTGCGGTTGGTATTGCACAATCAGGAACTACAGTTAAAGTTCTTTCTGGAAATTATGTTGAAACAAATCCTATAGAAATTCCTGCATTTGTTGCTATTGTTGGAGATGATCAAAGAACTGTAAAAGTTCTTCCAAATACTTCTACCAAAGATTTATTCCATGTAAGAAAGGGATGTAAGTTGGCAAACATGACATTTAGTGGACATCTTTCACCTGCTGCTGCAGTTGGTTTTCCTACCACTGAAATAGCAGAAAATGTGGGTGGTGGTAAATGGAAAGGTCCATATGTTCAGAACTGTACAAGTGATACTACAACAGGAACTGGTATTCGTATAGATGGAGATCAGGCAAGATCATTGAAGGCAATGAATGTTGATGCATTTACTCAATACAATCAAGGTGGTGTTGGTGTTGCTGTGACTAATGGTGGATTTGCTCAGTTGGTTTCTTTATTCACTATTTGTTGTGATGAAGCAGTTACTTGCGATAAGGGTGGTCAAGCAGATATTGCAAATAGTAATTGTAGTTTTGGTACTTTTGGATTAGTTGCAAGAGGAACAGGAGATCTACAATTCTCAGGAGTGGTTACTTCTACTGCAGCTGCGTCTCAAGATAATATTACAATTAATATAAGTACACCAACTATTAATATATCAGATTTTGATTATACCCATACAACTGGGATTGCTACTATTACTACAAGTTCAGATCATGGATTTGTTGTTGGTATGGGTGTTACTCTTTCTAGTATTTTATTAAATTGCACATACGGTAACAAAACATATCCACATAAGAATCCATATATATTTGAAGTTGATGAAATACCAACTGTTAGAAAGTTTGTAGTAAATGTTGGTATATCTACTCTTGCTCATACCTATGTCTCTGGTGGGACTGCAAAGGTTGATATTGATAGACCTTATGATGGACAAGCAGTTTATTTTGATACGTTATTTAAATCAGTAGAAACTATTACTGTGTCTAATGGAGGAAGTGGTTATACATCTACACCTACCATAACTGTGGCAGATCCTGGTGGATCCAATGGTGAAACTGCTACAGCATTTGCTACTCTTGATGGTGATAGTATTTCTACTATTACAATGATTAGTAGTGGAAATCAATATACTTCAACTCCAAGTGTAACTATTAGTGGAGGAGGTGGATCTGGTGCATCTGCAACTGCTAATATGTCTCCGATTTATTACACAATAAATAGTTCAAGCCCAGTAGTATCTGGAATCACAACTTTGACATTAGATGAAAATCTAATCAATTCAGTAGGAATTGGATCTACAGCATATTTCTATCAACTTAGTAGAATTGTTGCTAGTTCACACACTTTCGAGTATGTTGGTTCTGGAAATAATATTACAAGTGCTACTCCCAAACGTGGAGGAGTTACTGTTCAGGCAAATGAAGTTGTGACGCAGAATGGTGGTAAAGTGGTTTATACCAGTACCGATCAATCTGGTAATTTTAGGATAGGTGACGGATTACAAATTAATCAGAATACTGGTACAATTAGTGGAAGATCTTTCACTAAGAGTTTATTCTCTGAAATGACACCATTTATTTTAGCACTAAGTTAATATGGCGCAGTTAGCACTAAATAGATTTCAAACAGTAACACTTGAATTAACAACAAGTGAGCAGACAGTGTACACTGCGCCAACTGGATACACTGCTATTGTTCTATATGCTCATATAACAAATGTTGGGGGTGGAGCTGCTACTGTTACTTTGAAGCATATAAGATCTAGTACTGAAACGGAAATTATAAAGAATGGAATTGTTCCAATTGCGGATGCTTTAATTCCTATGAGTGGTAAATTAGTATTAGAAACTAGTGATTCTTTAAAGGTCACAGGGAGTGCAAATAATATGCTTAAAATAATTGTTAGTCTCCTAGAAACTGCTAATTAGTAACCATGCCATACATTACAGGATCAGATGTTCAAAATCTTTCAGTAACATCACTAAACACCAATACTTTGGATTTTAGTAATATAGGGAAAACAAGTTCCTCTATTTCCACATCAATTAGCTTGGATGCTAAAGTTTTGGTGTCATTGTCTACTGATACATATAGATCTGTAAATTATCAAATACAAGCAGAACAAGGTAATAATTTTAATATTACTAATATTAATGTAATTCATGATCAAAGTAAGGTATATCTTTCTGAATTTGGGACAATCAATGAACCCATTGGAATAGCAACATATAATGCAGATATTAATTCTGGAAATTTAAGACTTATAGGGTATGCTTCTTCCACAGCATCAACTACTTATAGAGTAATATACACTGCAACAGAAGCAAAACGCTAAATATAATGGTAGGAGGTTTTTAATGATGATTGATTATAAAAATTTTCGTGCTAAAGGTGAAAACAATTCTTACACACACATAAATGAAGCTACAAGAATAGACGCAAGAACGGGAAATATTATTTTTGTTTATTTAAGTTGGAGAGGAAAAAATTATGTACGACAAATGTTTTTCCCCCAAATTAAAAGACCATCACGCAGAGAAGTACAGGATCAAGTGAGAAAAGTGTATCCTAATGCTAAACTCTGGAATTACCAAGTTTCCAACTATGACCCAGGAGAACCACTCCTCCAAGCAGGAGGATCAACTTAAAAATTTAAAAAAGAAAGTTGATCAATTAGAAAAAGTTTTAGATATGACAATAAAGACTAGAGAACACGATCAAAAATTTGGAAAATATGAAATGATGTAGGAGGTTATTATGGATGACATTTATTTAGGCAATCCCCTTTTAAAAAAAGCAAATGTTGCTCAAGAGTTTACTCAGGAACAAATTATTGAATTTGTAAAATGCAAAGAAGATCCTGTTTACTTTGCAAAACAACATGTAAAGATTGTTTCTCTTGATGAAGGTCTTGTACCTTTTAAACCTTACGATTTTCAGGAGACATTAATTCAGAGATTCCACGAGAATAGATTTAATATATGTAAGATGCCACGACAGACTGGTAAATCTACAACGTCTGTATCATATCTCTTGCATTATGCAGTGTTTAATGATAATACTAATATTGGCATTCTTGCAAACAAAGCAGCAACTGCCAGAGACTTATTAGGTCGTTTACAAACGGCATATGAAAACTTACCTAAATGGATGCAGCAAGGTATAATTGCATGGAACAAAGGATCACTGGAGTTAGAAAATGGTAGTAAAATCTTGGCTGCGTCTACTTCCGCTAGTGCTGTTAGGGGTATGTCTTTCAATATCTTATTCTTGGATGAATTTGCTTTTGTTCCCAATCACATCGCTGAGTCTTTCTTTGCTAGTGTTTACCCTACTATTACTTCTGGTAAAAGCACAAAAGTAATAATGGTTTCTACCCCTCATGGTATGAATCATTTTTATAGGTATTGGCACGATGCAGAAAAGGGTAAGAATGAATATATTCCAACTGATGTTCACTGGTCAGAAGTTCCAGGTAGAGATGCTGAATGGAAAAGACAAACTATTTCCAACACTTCAGAACAACAATTCAAGATTGAGTTTGAATGCGAATTCTTAGGATCTGTTGATACTCTTATCGCACCTTCTAAATTAAGAACTTTAGTTTATGAAAATCCCCAAACTAGAAATGCTGGTTTAGATATTTACGAAGATGTTAAGAAAGATCATGATTATGTAATGACTGTTGACGTAGCAAGAGGAGTAAATGCAGATTACTCAGCATTTATTGTAGTTGATATTACACAGTTCCCTCATAAAATAGTAGGTAAGTATAGGAATAATGAAATTAAACCAATGCTATTCCCCAATCTTATTTGGGAAGTAGCAAAAAATTATAATAACGCATTTATAATGTGTGAGGTAAATGATATTGGAGATCAGGTAGCATCTATTCTAAACTTTGATTTTGAATATAGTAATTTATTAATGTGTTCCATGAGAGGACGTGCTGGTCAAATAGTTGGTCAAGGATTTAGTGGTAAGAAAACTCAACTTGGAGTTAAGATGTCCAAAACTGTTAAAAAGGTAGGATCTCTTAATTTAAAAACTCTTATTGAGGCAGATAAAATAATATTTAATGATTATGAAATTATATCTGAATTAACTACATTTATACAAAAAAATAATTCCTTTGAAGCAGAGGAAGGATGTAATGATGACCTTGCTATGTGCCTCGTAATTTATGCATGGTTAGTGCAGACAGATTACTTTAAAGAACTTACTGATCAGGACGTAAGAAAAAGATTATATGAAGAACAGAAAAACCAAATAGAACAAGACATGGCTCCATTTGGTTTTATTGTAGATGGAACTGAGGAAGATAATTTTGTTGATGGTGAGGGTGATAGATGGTTTACTGATGAATATGGAGATAAGGGTGGTGGCATGGATTATATGTGGAATACTTATTAAATGGAATTAACAGAAGAAAACGTACTTAAAGTATTAGAGGAACTTATTCCCTATATTGAAGCTGATGGTGGATACCTTCAACTTTATGATATCGAATACGAAACAGGATACGTTAAAGTAAAATTGGGTGGTGCATGTGAGACATGTGCTATGAGTACCATGACATTGAAACAAGGCATAGAAAAGAAACTAATGATGGAGATACCAGATGTGGTAGCAGTTATTCAAGTATTATAATGGAATTAGATTCCCAAATAAAATTAGGGCATTTATTACTGTCTGATAGGAAATGTAGAATATGTGGAGAAGAGAAGAATTTAATAGATGGATACTATAGAACTAGAAAGGATCGAGGACCAGTTGCATCATCATATTCTTATGAGTGCAAACTATGCACAATAAGAAGAATATTAAAATCTAGAACTAAAGAAAAACGTATTTCTCATTGGTCTTACCCTGATTGGTAATTGTTCACGGCATATTTCCCCATTCAAAAAGTTGCAATTAATAAATAATTTCAAGATAAACTGAGAAATTCGGAGAAAAAAAACATGGCGACTCCTCAATTATCTCCAGGTGTATTAACCAGAGAAGTTGATCTTACTGTCGGAAGAGCTGAGAATGTATTAGATAACATTGGGGCAATTGCGGGTCCATTTGCAATAGGTCCAGTTGACGAAGCTATTAACGTAACCACAGAAGATGATCTAATCAATTCATTTGGAAAACCACTTTCCACTGATGCTCAATATGAGTATTGGATGGGTGCATCATCTTTCCTTTCATATGGTGGTATTCTTAAAGTTGTAAGAACTGACGGATCAACTCTTAATAATGCTAATAGCACAAGAACTGGAGCAAGTAGTTCATCATTAAAAATTAAAAACTATGATGACTATCAAAATAACTATTCAGCAGACACAGTTACATGGGGTATTTCAGCCAAAACTCCTGGATCTTGGTCAAATAGTTTAAAGGTTTGTTTGATTGATGATGCAGCAGACCAAACAGTTACTATCGGATCTACTTCTGGTGTTTCTGTTGGTATGGGATTAACAACTTCACTTACTAATCAAGTAATTGTTGGTTCTGGAGATACAACTGCTTTCACTGGATACCTTAAGAGTATTATTACTGGAATTGGTACTAATACAATTAATGTAAAAGTTGTAGGTAGAGTTACCACTGCTGGTGTTTCTACTGACGTTACATATGCTCAGAGAGATCAAGCAAGATCATTCCGTCCAGGAAATGCAGTTCAGGTTATAAACAGTTCAGGTGCTGGTATTGCTACTGTCACTTTAGGTGCTGGAGAAGCAGTTGTTAAAGACTGGTATGATCAGCAAACTTTAGGATTAACTAATTCTACTGTTTACTGGAAATCTATTGCACCAAAACCAGCAACATCACAATATGCATTAGATCGTCAAGGTAAGAACGATGGTCTTCATGTTGTAGTTGTTGATGACACTGGTACTGTAACAGGAATTCAAGGAAATCTTCTTGAGTCTCTTACCAACCTTTCTAAAGCAAAGGATGGTGTTTCTGCAGAAAATGCTCCAGCAAAATCATTCTGGAAAGATAGCATTGCTGATAATTCTGCTTATGTGTATGCAGGAGACAATCCTTCTGACGGATCTGATTCTATAAAACCATTAGCATCTGGTTTTAGTTCTGGATTTACTGGAATTACAACTGCTGCTGGTCTATGGAACCAAGATGCACAAGGAGTAACTTATAACGTTATTGGTAATACAACTTATACCCTTACAGGTGGTGTTGATTACTCTGCTACTGGTGGATTTACAGCAGATTTAGGGGATCTTAAGACTTCTTACAATCTCTTTGCTAACAAAGATGAGATTGCAGTAGATTATCTAATAGGTGGTCCTGGTCTTGCTAAGAAGACACATTCACAAGCAAAAGCAAATCATTTGATTTCTATTGCTGCTAAGAGAAAAGATTGCATGGCAACAATTTCTCCACATAGAGCAGACGTAGTTAATGTAACTAGCACAGATACTCAGACAAATAATGTTGTTGAATTCTTCTCACCAATTCAATCTTCATCTTATGCAGTATTTGATAGTGGTTATAAGTACACTTACGATAGATTTAATAATAAGTTCCGTTATATAGCAACTAATGGTGACGTTGCTGGTTTAATGGTAAGGACAAGTGTAAACTCTTATCCTTGGTTCTCTCCTGCTGGACAGCAAAGAGGAATCCTAAATAATGCAATCAAACTTGCATACAATCCTGATAAGGAGCAAAGAGATATTCTTTATCCTTTAAGGGTTAACGCAATCTCTAATCAACCAGGAACAGGTATTCTCTTGTTCGGTGATAAGACAGGTCTTGGATATGCATCAGCATTTGATCGCATTAATGTTCGTAGATTGTTCCTTACAATTGAACAATCATTAGAGAAAGCTGCACAAGCACAACTCTTTGAACTTAATGATGAGGTTACAAGAGCAAACTTTGTAAATATCGTTGAACCATATCTACGTGATATTCAGGCAAAACGAGGTCTTTATGGGTTCGTTGTTATATGTGATACCACAAATAACACACCTGACGTTATTGATAATAATGAGTTCAGAGCAGACATCTTCCTGAAGCCTGCTAAGTCAATCAACTATGTTACTCTTACCTTTGTTGCTACACGTACTGGTGTTAGCTTCGAGGAAGTAGCAGGTCGAGTTTAATTTAAATCAATAAATAACAAAAGGAGGAACCTAAAAAATGGCTCAGAACGAGGCAATAAAAGTAAGATCCATTTCGGATTTTAAATCACAACTAACAGGTGGTGGTGCAAGACCCAATCTGTTTGAAGTTAACGTAACTTTACCAGATGGTATAACAGAAAACCTTCAAAAACTTGGAGGTGATACTGATTGGGATGGTACTGAATTTAGATTTATGTGCAAAGCTGCTTCATTGCCAGCTTCTAATGTAGCATCAATAGAAATTCCATTCAGAGGACGTTTATTGAAAGTTGCTGGAGATAGGACTATTGATCCTTGGACAGTAACTATTATTAACGATGAAAACTTCCGATTTAGGAAAGTATTTGAAAATTGGGCTCAAAATATTGCTCAATATGGAGATGCATCAGGACTAACTGAACCTTCTTCATATATGGGTAGTGGAGATGTTTACCAATTAGGTAGATCTAAATCTGGTACGCAAGGTGAAGATAAGGGTGCTCCAGGTGATGGTAATACTCTTACCCCATTAGCACAATATAGGTTTGAGGATATATTCCCAACTGCTGTTTCTGCTATTGATTTATCTTATGATACAGAAAATACTATTGAAGAATTTACTGTTGACTTTGCTGTAAACTACTACTATCCAGTTCAGTAGGTTTGAAAACCAGGCTAAATAGAAGAAAGATACAATAATTATGGCTAAGTTATTTGGGTTCTCGATAGAGGACACAGAACCACTGTCACCTAGCACGGTCTCTCCCGTACCTCCTAATAAGGAGGACGGGTTTGATCACTATTTGACTAGTGGTTTTTTTGGTTCTTATGTTGATATAGAAGGAATATATCGTACAGAATTTGATTTAATTAAGCGTTATCGTGAGATGGCATTACACCCAGAGTGTGATAGTGCTATTGAAGATGTTGTAAATGAAGCAATTGTTTCTGATACTAATGATTCTCCTGTTGAGATTGAACTTTCAAACTTAAATGCAAGTGATGGTATTAAGAATAAGATAAGAGAAGAGTTTAAAAATATTCTAGATTTATTAGATTTTCAAACTAAAGCTCACGAAATTTATAGAAATTGGTATGTAGATGGTAGATTATATTACCATAAAGTAATTGATTTAAAGAAACCAGAAGAGGGTATTCAAGAATTAAGATACATTGACGCAATGAAAATGCGTTATGTGAGGCAAGCAGTTAAGCAAGATAAGAATAGACTTTCGAATATAAACACTGATAATCCTATGGATTATGAGTTTCCTCAAATAGAAGAATACTTTTTATATACTCCAAAAGCAAATTTCCCTACACAAAACCCATCTAGTATGACAGGTGGGCAAAAAGGAATTAAATTTACTAAAGATTCTATTGCATATTGCACATCTGGATTGGTTGATAGGAACAAAGGATCAACTCTTTCATATTTAAATAAAGCAATTAAAGCACTTAATCAACTTAGAATGATTGAGGATAGTCTGGTTATTTACAGATTATCTCGTGCTCCAGAAAGAAGAATATTTTATATTGATGTAGGTAATCTTCCAAAGGTTAAATCAGAGCAATATCTTCGTGATGTTATGATGCGTTATCGTAACAAGCTTGTGTATAATGCTGATACTGGTGAGATTAAAGATGATAAAAAATACATGAGTATGCTGGAAGATTTCTGGTTGCCACGTAGAGAAGGTGGTAGAGGAACAGAAATTACTACACTTCCAGGTGGACAAAACTTAGGAGAAATTACTGATATTAAGTATTTCCAAGAAAAATTATACAAATCATTAAATGTTCCACCATCTAGAATTGGTGGTGATAGTGGTTTTAATTTAGGAAGATCATCTGAGATATTAAGAGATGAGATTAAATTCAGCAAATTTGTTGGACGTTTAAGAAAAAGATTTTCAGCATTGTTTAGTGACATGCTTAAAACTCAATTACTTCTTAAGAATATCATCACTACTGAAGATTGGGATATGATGAGTGAACATATTCAGTATGATTTCTTATATGATAATCATTTCTCAGAACTAAAAGAGTCTGAATTGTTAACTGAAAGACTTAATTTAGCTGCGACTGCTGAACCATATATTGGTAAATATTACTCTCAGGATTATATTCGTCGTAAAGTACTTCGTCAGACAGATGAAGAGATACTAGAACAGGATAAGATCATTGAACAGGAAATTGCAGATGGAACTATACCAGATCCAGCAATGATGACAATCGATCCAACTACTGGTGAACCAATGATGGATCCTTCAATAGGTGGTGCTCTTGGTGCTCAAATAATGGAGCCAGGAGCTCCAGAACCTAGCGCAAAACAGGCAGAAATGCCCAAGGGTGGAGAAATTTGATAAATAAAACAGGTTAGTTATTGAACACACAGAATTATGGATGAATTAATGGATATGATTGTGTCGGATGAAAGTCCTTCTCAGATCAGTGACAAGTTAAAAGATATGCTTTATGCAAAGTCGGCAGATAAAATAGATGGTTATAAATCATCTGTTGCATCGTCACTTTTTGGAGATTCTGAAGAAGAATCAGAAATCGAAGCTTCATCTGAAGATGAGGTTGATGAGGTAGAAACTGATGAGGAACAATAATTAATAAATAACTAATAAATAAAATGGACTGCCAAGAATAATGACTCATAGACCAGTTGAGAATGGTGTTACTTTTGCAACGTCAGGAACATCAGCTAAATCTACAGCAATACAAGGAAAATCTACTGCTCTTAGAATTACTTCTTTAGGAGCAAATACTTTTGTTGCGATTGGAACTGAACCTGTTGCTACTACTGCTAATTACGCAATACCAAATGGTACTTCGGGTGTATTAGCAAGCAGTAATACATCCGCAAAAGTAGTTGGTGTAACAACTGGAACTACTACTTTAATTGATTTTCCTCAAGGAACTTCATCACCATATCAACCTGGTGATTATGTTAGTTTGGTAGTTAGTTCAGGTGCTACTTGTGGATATTATGCAGACACAATTAGTCATGTTCCTGTGAGTGAGGTTTATAATTCTGCCAACGTTGGTGGTTATTTCTCATCGAGAATTAAACTACAAGCTGATACGAGTGGTATAAAAACTGCATGGAGTGACAATGATGGAGCATTAAGAAACTCTTTCAAAGTTGCTGCAAAAAATGACACTGGTTCTGGTAATGTTTATATTCAACAGATTCAAATTACTGGGGAAGCCTGATGAAACTCATTAGAGAAGAAATAGAAAACGTAGAATTTATCGTTGAAAATCGCAACGGTAAAAAATCTCTTTATATTGAAGGGGTTTTTCTACAAGGAGACATAAAGAACCGTAATGGTCGTATGTATCCAATGGAAACTCTACGTCGTGAAGTCTCTCGTTACAGTGAGAATCATATTCATGCAGGTAGAGCACTTGGTGAGTTGGGACATCCAGAAGGTCCAACTGTAAATTTAGATCGTGTTTCTCATAAGATTGTATCTTTGAAAGAAAATGGTTCTAATTTTATAGGAAAAGCAAAAATTCTGGGTACACCAATGGGTAAAATTGCATCTTCATTATTAGATGAAGGTGTTAAACTTGGTGTTTCTTCAAGAGGTATTGGTTCCTTACAACAAACAAGAGAAGGAGTTAATATTGTAGGAGAAGATTTTACCTTAGCAACTGCTGCTGATATAGTTGCTGATCCTTCTGCACCTGACGCATTTGTCTCAGGAATTATGGAAGGAAAAGATTGGGTTTGGGATGGTGGTATTCTTCGAGAGAAGTATGCAACTAAAACATACAAAACAATCAATACATTAGTTGATCAGAAGAAGTTAGACGAACAAAAATTGAGTTTGTTTAACGATTTCTTATCAAATATATAATTTATCTAAATAAATACAGGATTTAATTACAGGAAATCGGAGAGTTACCAAAATGTCTCGTGGCAAGAAATTACAAGAAATGGAAGAGGCCGTAACGCAATCCAAGACTGCGGTTAATGCGAATGCAAAGCCAGCAGAAGCTATGGGTAAGTTACAAAATCCTCCTCAAGGATTAGTTCCAGTCGAAGATTTGGGCGGTCCTACACCAGAAAATTACAAAACCGATGATGATTCGGCTAAGTTAAAAACACCTGGTGCTACCCTTAAGCAAGTTAAGGATGTTGTTAATAAAGGTGCAAAACCTGGAGATCAAGCAATGCCTAAGCTTAAAAAGGAAGAGGAAGAAATTGAAGCACCTGTAATTGAAGAAGAAGAAGTAACTACTGATGAAGTAGTTGCAGAAGAGGAAACAGTAGAAGAGGAAGAGTTAAACGTCGAAGAAGATGTTAATGCACTTCTAGGTGGCGAAGAACTTTCAGAAGAATTCAAAGAAAAAGCTAAGACAATCTTTGAAGCTGCTCTCAAGACCAAGGTTAAGGAAATTAAAGAAAACCTTGAAGCACAGTACGAAGAAAAAGTTGCTGGTAGAGTAGCAGAAGCTAAAGAGGAACTCGGTAATAGAGTTGACTCTTATCTAGAGTACGTCTCAGAAGAATGGTTCACTGAGAATGAACTAGCTATTGAGCACGGACTTAAAACAGAATTGACCGAATCATTCCTTAGTGGAATGAAAGGTCTCTTTGAAGAACATTATGTAACAATCCCTGAAGATAAGTATGATGTATTAGAGAGTATGGTAGAAAAACTAGATGACATGGAAACCAAGCTCAATGAGCAAATCGAGAAAAATATTTCATTAAATAGTAGACTTTCTGAGTCTGTTGCTGATGGAATTCTTGATTCAGTTTCTGAAGGATTAGCGTCCACTCAGAAAGAAAAGCTCGCTTCACTTTCCGAAAGTGTAGAGTTTGAAAGTGAAAACCAATATCGTGAAAAATTGGAGATGCTTAAGGAATCTTATTTCCCTACAGGCAAATCTTCAAAAGCAACATCAACTGAAACTCTCTCGGAAGGAGTAGACTCTGCACCAGTAACTCATTCTGGTGGAATGGCTGCTTATCTGAAAACTCTTTCAGCAGTTGCTAAAAACTGATTTTAATAATTAATCAAACGCAAACACTATTTTAAAAGCAAATGTTCCAATCAGAACAATTGCAGGAAAAGTGGGCTCCTCTCCTAGACTATGAGGGGATTGATCCGATCAAAGATGCACATCGTAGATCTGTAACCGCTGTCCTGCTAGAAAACCAAGAGAAATTTTTAAGAGACGAACAGGCATTCGATCAAGGAGTATTGAGCGAAGCTGTTCCAACTAACCACGCAAACACCGCTGGTAATTCAGGTGGTTTTGGTGGTAGTGCTAACGCTGCTGGTCATCAAGCTGGTTTTGACCCCGTTCTAATTTCACTAATTAGACGTTCAATGCCTAACTTGGTTGCTTACGACCTTGCTGGTGTTCAGCCAATGTCTGGTCCTACTGGTCTTATCTTCGCAATGCGTAGTAAGTACAAGACTATGGGTGGTGACGAGGCATTCTACAACGAAGCAGATACCGCATTCTCTGGTCAGGATGACGGATTCAATGAAACTGCAGGTTTCACTGATGTTACTGCTGGTATGGGTACAACTGCACAGTCTGGTACAAACCCTGCTGCACTTAACCCCGTTGGATCTGCATCTTCTGTAGGTTATGATGTCGGTCAAGGCATGGTAACAGGTGATGCTGAGAACTTAGGTAGTGGTGCTGGTGATCTATTCAACCAGATGGCATTCTCAATCGAGAAGGTCACCGTTACTGCTAAGTCCAGAGCCCTCAAGGCTGAGTACTCACTAGAGCTTGCTCAAGACCTTAAGGCAATTCACGGTCTTAATGCAGAAGCAGAACTTGCTAACATCCTTAGTACTGAGATACTTGCTGAAATTAACAGAGAAGTTATCAGAACTATCTACAAGGTTGCAGAGCAAGGTGCTGTAGAAAACACTGCAAGTGCTGGTATATTTGACTTAGACATCGACAGTAATGGTCGTTGGTCAGTTGAGAAGTTTAAGGGTCTTCTGTTCCAGATCGAAAGAGATGCTAACAGAATCGCACAAAGAACTCGTCGCGGAAAGGGTAACATCATCATGTGCTCTGCAGACGTTGCTTCTGCATTGACAATGGCTGGTGTACTTGATTACACACCTGCTCTTAATG